GTCCAACGCCGCCACGAACTGCGTCGCCAGGTTCGGATCGTTGATCTTCTCCAGGGCCCGCTTCATCCCCAGCGAGCGGACCTCGGTGTCCTTCGCGGTGATCGCGCGCAGGATCGCCCGGGTCTCTTCCGGGAAAAAATCGGCGATGGCCTCGTCCATCGCGATGGTGGCGCGGTGGATCGCGTCACCCACAAGAGAGGCCCCGAATTGTTCGTCCGAGATTCCTTGCTTCTGCGCTTCCGGCTGGCAGAGCAGGTAGAGCGTGTTGACCAAGAGCACCACGTCGCGGCGCAGGCGAAGCTGAACCTTGCCCTCCAGGTCGGCCAGGTCGATGCCCGTGCAGCCGACGCCTTGCAGGTGTTTGCAGTTGGGAACGTCGCAGGTGGCGCTGCGCACGCGCAGGATCGTGGGCGCGTCGAGCTTGATCGTCCATTCGCGGTTATTTGCGTCCTTGAAGGTTGGCATGTGGCCCTCTTACGGCGTCGAATCCTGGAGCCAGAGCAACTGCAGCGTGGCTGCGTCGGAGGTGGAACCATTGCTGGCAAAGGCATTGACGATCGGGTTGCCAGTGAAAATGTTCGTAGCACCGCCAATGATGTCGAACACTTGAGGGGTGTTCGCCTGCAAGTCCAGCTCGGCGATTTCATTTGGACCGCTGTCGTAGAAAGTGATATGCGAAATGGCGGTCTCAAGGTTGTTGCTGTACTTCTGATTGATGGCCAACAGCGTCAACGAGTCGCCGTCGAGATCCAGCGAGATGAGCTGCCGCACGCTTACGACCACATCGGTTCCGTTGGTGGGCAGATCATCCCCCTCGCCTCCGTCGAACGGAACGGTCGTGCCGACGACAGTGCCCACGGTCGCGTTGTACTGGACGCCGCCATCCCAATAGATGTCGACATTCGCGCCGGTCGTGATGCCGTGACCGCCGGAAGCCATCGTAATCTGACCGGTGTTGACGTCGGTGCGCGTCGTCAGCGTGCCGGCCTTGCCCACGGGCAGGCTCACCTCGCGGATGCTGCCGCCATCGGCCGAGCGAGGAATGTTCTGCGCGATGTTTCCGCCGAGGCCGGAGACCGCGACGCTGTAGTTGAGAGTTGGCATTTCGGCTCCTCCGGTTAGACGTAGAGTTGCGGGGCGCGGCCGTAGCTGCGGCTGGGCGTGAGATTGATCTGCAGGGTCTGTTCGCCGTTGAGCGGCTTGCCGCGCCCGACCGTGCCCGTGCAGTCACCGTCAAAGCCTTTACCGGCCGAATAGTCCTTCATGCGGATGGCCACGCCGGTGCCTGCGTAGAGCGCGGTGAGCAGAGCCTCCAGCGCCGTGTCGGTCGTGTCCTTGATCATCGTGAAGTCGATCGTGACCTTTCGGATCGTGACATCCTCGGTCTCGATTGGCGGAGCCGAGCCGTCGCCGCGCACGGTCGTGTTGCCCTTCTCGACTTCGAGGTTGTAGTTGGCGTCCTTGACGTTTTGGAGCAAGGTCGCGGCCGTTGCGCCGGGCGTGGCGCTAAAGTAAATCTGCCCCTCGAAACCCATCTTGATGTTGGTTGGCATCGCCTATTCTCCAATGCTCCCTTGCCACTGGCCCGCGAAGCGCGGCAGCGCCCGCTCGAGCGCCGGCAGCATGTACGGCCGCTCTGGGTAGTCCTCACCCTTGTACGGTCCGCCAAATTCGTGCGTGTGGCCCACCTCGCCCGCCACGCTAGCCATTGGGCCGATCACGGCACCTTGCTTGTCCACGTCGAACCGTAGCGCACGCGGCAAAAGTCGCCGCCGTGTGTGGGGCGGGCTGCCGGGCGTCGACGGATCGGGCGAAACCTCAATCGACGCCACCGCGTCCTTGCGGATCGAAGCCGCCGCGTGGCCGAAGTTGCGGAACACGGCCTTATCGGCAGCGCCCTTCACTCGCTTCGTGCGATCGACCGTTCGAAACTTGATGCCGAACATATTTTTGCTCAAACGACCTTTCGATGGGCGGTGAACGTGACTCGCACGATGCCGGTGAACTGGCGGAAGTCGCGCAGGTGTGGCTTGTGCGGCGCGACCAGTCGCTTGGTTCCCTGCCAGGCCGCGTCGTTGAACGACTGCATGCGCCGCAGCGTGAACAGCTCGTGGATCTCCTGCACCAGCAGCATCAGCTTGTCGATCTCCGCGAGAACCACGCGGCCGTTGTCGCTGTCCATCTTGTCCTGGCCGAACTTGTAGCGGACTGCCACGTCGATCGGGCAGGTGTAGGCGAGCGTGACTTGCGAGGCCGCATCAATCTCCTGGGCGGTCGCGACCGGAACCACGTCGACATAGAGCGTGCTTTCCTTCAGTGCGTCGTCTTGCTCAAGCGGCTGGACCCAGTCGGCGTAGCTGCGCACGGGCGTGAACGTCTGGCTCAGGCTCGCGCCGTCCAGGTCGGACACCATCGCATCAGCAATCGATACTTCGACAGCGCTCATCCAACCACCTTCTTCGTCCGTACTCGCCAGCGAAAACCACCAGGCATCAGTTCCGCCGCCGGCAGCTTGTCCATCGGCACCACTTCGAACTCCTGCTCGATGCCGTTTTCGGTGATACGTAGTCGATCACCGGAACGAGGCTCCACGACTTCACCGCCTAGCACCGCCGATTCGATCGGGAACACGAAGTCGCGAGATGTGCGTTTAGTCAAGAATCCTTCGTGGTCGCTCACCTCGTACTCGACCCGCTCCCAGGTAGCCGTGAACGGAGCCGACTCCAGCGATCCGCGCACCAACACCACCGGCACGCCGTAGCTCTGCTCGAGCTGCGCCGCTCCGTAGACTTCCAGAAGCTCGTCGACCGGAGATGCCATCGCCTACGCCGTCACTCCTTGCAGCAAGTGCCCGGCCTGCGGATGCAGGATCTTCACCTGCCGCTTATTCCGCGGGCGGATCACGCCGCCGCGCACCGGGTTCTCGCGATACTCCTCGATGATCAGCGAGCCGTAGCCGGCGTCGTTCGCGCCGGGCAGTGGCTCGTCGTTCTTATTCGAAAAGATTGTGCGGCCGATCTGCGGCATGGGATTCTCCAAGTCGCCTTCGATGCCGTCGTCGTGAACGACGCAGAGCATGGCCTTGGTGTCGTCCCACACGCGCGACAGGCTCGGCGCGAGTCCCTTATCAGCCGTGTTCTTGAATCCGCGTCCGACCAGAATGCGCTCGACCTGCAATAGGTCTTTGAGGCCGCTGACGATTTCACTGACCATGTTTTGGTTCTGGCCCGAGTTGAGCGCGACCAACAGCTCGCTGGCGTCGTACTTGAGCAGACCTTCCAGGCGCGCGGTGCGGATCATTGAGCGAAAGCCCTTCTTGGTCGTAACCAGCGTGTTGGCATCCTCACCGCAGCCGACGTTCACCTTTTCGTGCGCAGCGTCGATGTCGCCGATCGGATCGGCCGTGGCTGCGGTTGTCCAGGCCGTGCCGATGGTCGTGGTTAGCGCCGCACCAGTCCAAGTCGACGTGTTGAACACAGCGGCCGCAATGTCGAACTCGAGCCGCTGCAGCACGCGGTTGATCGCGCGCGCTGTCGCAATCTGCTCGGTGCGGAGCAAGTCTCCATATTTCTCGACCGTCGCGTCGTCGACGATTTCCTCGACGCCATGCTCCTCGACGGCATAGCTGTCCTTGGTCCACTCCCAATCGTCCCGTTTGTAAGTGGACTTGGGAGCTCGCTTGGTGTCCTCGATCTTCGAGAGCAGCGAAGCGATTTCGATCCGCACGAACTCCGCACCCTCTTGGGAAACCGCGATCGGCGGCAGCACTTGCAGGCCGATGAACTTTTGCTGGTTGGCCATCAGCGAGAACTCGCCGTATGTGAGCGACAGGTCGAGCCGGGTGATGGCGGTGGAAGGCGAAGCCATGCCTCAATCTCCTAAAAGTTAGTTCCGTGGTTCGTTAGGCGGCGTTAATGGTGCGGATCGCTTCGATGACTGAGCCGTCTCCGCTGCCCGCTTCGAGAGCAATGCCCCAGGCCGTGCCGACCACCGTGGTCGAGACCTTGCCGCCATTGGCACGATAGATGGTCGCGTTGGCCGCGATCGCTCCGGCCGCCGTGACCCGCACGGTGTTGGAAATCGATGGCAAGCGGACAGCACCGACGGTATCGGTTGCCAAAGTGCGTTCTTCCAAGATGCCGAGTTCGTTGTCGGCACCGGCGGCGACGGCCAAGAATCCGCCCGTGAGTTTCACACGAAGGTATGGAGCGATGGCCGAGTTGTTGGGAAACGTGCGGACGTCGCGTTGTACGAGGGCAGTCATGTTCGTTGCCTCTGAATGGTTCCTTGGATTGGAATGCGGCTACTTTGCGGCCGCTTCGAGTTTCTCGGTGATCAAGCGGGCCTGCAGTCGGCCGGGATTCGTGGCCAGCAGATACGCCTGGTACAGCTCGGGGTTCTTCTGCGCGACGGCTCGCACGGCGCTCTG